GACGCTGCCGGTCAACCGCCTGGTCGCCTACGTGATGGACCGTGAGGGAGGGAACTGGGTTGGCCAGTCGTTGCTTCGCCCGGCCTACAAGCACTGGCTGCTCAAGGACCGGTCGCTGCGCACCTGGTCCCAGTCCATCGACCGCAACGGCATCGGCGTGCCGTTCTACACCGCAGCCGAGAACGAGGAGACCCTCGACAACGGCCTCACCCTGGCCACCGCTGTGCGCGCCGGGGACAACTCCGGTGGCGCGATGCCCAGTGGCGCGAAGATGGAGATGAAGGGTGTCGACGGCACGCTGCCCGACATCAACATCTTCGTCCGCTACCAGGACGAGCAGATCGCCCGCGCCGCTCTTGGCCACCTGCTGAACCTCGGCAGCCAGGGTGGCGGGCAGGTCGGGTCGTACGCCCTGGGTGCCACCTTCCAGGACGTGCTCACGCTAGGCATCGAGTCCATCGCGGGCGAGGTGCGTGACACCGCCAACCCGCACATCGTCGAGGACCTGGTCGACCTGAACTTCGGCCCCACCGAGCCCGCCCCGCAGATCGTCTTCGACCCGATCGGTGTCAAGACCAGCGAGCTCGACCGGGCCCGGGACGCGGCCGGGCTCACCTCCGACGTCGCGCTGCTCAAGTTCCTCCGCTCGATCCCCGACCAGACGGAAGAGGCGTCATGACGTCCCAGGCCCCGATCCCGGCACCCGAGCTTCCCGAGGAGATCCACTCCGCTGGTCTGCTGTTCTGGAAGGACAAGCCCCCGGAGAACTTCTCCGACGTCTTCCGGACCACGGTCAAGAACGAGACCAAGGTCGAGGGCGACAAGAAGACGACCAAGAAGGTCGCCACCATGCGGCTCTACGGCCCGATCTACAACGGTTGGATGGGCATCAGCGCCAGCGTCGTGGCCACCGCGCTGAAGGAGATCGGGGACGCCGAGGAGATCCGGGTCCGGATCAACTCGCCGGGTGGCGACGTGGCCGAGGCGATGGCCATCCTCAACATGCTGCGGGCGAACGGGGCCAAGGTCGTGGCCGTCGTCGACGGCATCGCTGCATCGTCCGGGTCGTTCCTGGCGGCCGGGTGCGAAGAGACCGTGATGAGCCCCGGCACCCAGATGATGGTCCACGACGCCTCGGGCATCTGCCTCGGCCAGTCGAAGGACATGGTCAAGATGGCCCAGGCGCTGGACTCCTTCTCCAACTCGATCGCCTCGGTGTACGCCGGGGTCACCGGAGGGACCACCGAGGAGTGGCGCGCGGTGATGGTCGAGGAGACCTGGTATACCGCTGATGAGGCCGTCGAGGCGGGGCTCGCCAACGACGTCAGGGTCGTGAAGGACTCCGGCAAGACCGAGACTCCCGATGCCGAAGGCAGCGAGGACATCGAAGACCGGGTCAAAGCCCGCTATGACCTGTCAATATTCAACGACGCGGGGCGTGACCAAGCGCCCCCACCCCACAGTCCCCCGAGCGCGTCCGCGATCGGGTCCGTCAACACCTCCGAAAGGGGATCTGCCGTGGCTTTCACCGCCGAGCAGCTCACCAACATGAGGCAGGATCTCGGCTTGGCCGAGGACGCGGACGAGGCCACCATCGTGGCGGCACTCTCCGAGGCCCTCTCCGAGCGCGCAGACCCTGTTGCCTCACCACCGGTCTCGGCCTCCACGCCGCCTCCGGCTGCGGACCCGGCTCCGGCCGCGCCCGACCAGCCCAGCCCGGGCACCATGGTCATCGACTCCTCGGCCTGGGAGGAGCGTGAGGCGCGGATCAAGCGCCTCGAAGCCCAGGACGCCAAGCGCCGCCGCGACGAGCGTGACGCCGTGATCGCCCAGGCGGTCACCGACGGCAAGTTCGCCAAGGCCCGCTCCGAGCACTGGGCCAAGCTCTGGGACGCCAGTCCCGAGCAGACCCGCACGGTCATCGACGGCCTGACCAAGAACGTGGTCCCGGTCTCCGAGCTGGGCCACGCCGGGGACGACGAGTCGATCGACGACGAGTTCGCCGGTCTGTTCCCGCCCTCCTACACCCCGAACGGAGCGTGATCGGCCATGGCTGACTACTCCCCCGTCTACACCGGAGGTGTCATCCCGTTCACGGCGACCACCTCGGGTGCCGTCACCGGTGGCAACGTGCTCGTGTGGTCCGGTTCCAACACCGTGGCCAACGCGGGTGCCGACTCGCTCATCGTGGCCGGTGTTGCCGCCCACGACGCGGCGTCCGGTGCCAAGGTCACCATCTGGCCCATCGACGGCTGCATCCACGAGCTCCTCGCCACCGGTGCCATCACCGCTGGTGCGGGCATCGTGACCGACGCCGCCGCAGGCACGGTCAAGACGGCCGTCATCGCCACCGCTGCTGCGGCTGGCTCCCTGATCGGTACCGCCGTTACCACGGCAGCCGGTTCCCCACTGAAGCTGCGCGTCCAGGGACGCCACTAATCCCGAAAGGAGATAGACCATGCCTGGTTCATTCCCAGCAGGGGCCCCGACCCTTTCGGGTGACACCGTCTCGGTCAGCCGGTTCCTCCAGAACCCGGCCGCGCTCAACCGTAGGTTGCGGAACTTCCGCCACCTGAGGTTCGTGGCCGACCAGATCCTCCAGGGCCGTTACCGCAGCTCTGGTGGCGCGGTGCTCTACGAGATGAGCGAGCCGTTCATCTCCGACCGCACCGTGGAAGCGGTCAGCGCCGGGTCCGAGTACCCGTACGCCAACCTGCCGACCGGTACCGCCGCGATCGCCGCGATCCAGAAGTGGGGCCAGAAGGTCCTCCTGACGGACGAGGAGATCACCCGGAACGCCTACGGCGGGGCCGCGATCGACCGCAGCCTCGGCAAGGTGGTCAACTCGATCATCAAGCAGGTCGACACGATCGCCATGTCGGCGGTCAGCTCGGCCATCACCCAGACGACCGGTGCGGGCGTGCTGTGGGAGACGGTGGCCACGGCCAAGCCGCTCACCGACATCCTGCTCGCCGCGTCGAACATCCGTCAGCTCAACCTCGGCTACGACCCGGACACGCTCCTGCTGTCCGACAAGGCCTACGTCTACCTGATGGTCAACGACGCCGTCGCGCAGCTCCGTGCCCGCGAGCGCACCGAGAACCCGGTGTACTCCGGCTACATGGAGACCATCGCCGGTCTGAACGTCCTGGTGACGCCCAACCTGCCCGCAGGCACGGTCGCCTACGTCCTCGACACCAAGGCTCTCGGCGGCATGGCCGACGAGATGGACGGTGCCCCGGGCTACTCGGTGGCCGACCTCGCCGTGCAGGTGAAGTCGATCCGCAAGGACGAGCAGGACGCCTGGGACCTCCAGGGTCGTCGCAAGACCGTTCCCATCGTCCAGGAGCCCGGTGCGGGCTGGAAGATCACAGGAGTCGTGACCTGACATGTCGAAGTCATACCGCGTGAGCGCGCCCTACGTGACGCTGATGATGAAGGACCAGGCGGGCGGCGACGTCCTGATCGGGTTCTACGAGGGCGCTGTCGTGTCCTCCGACGACGTGAACGAGGACTCGCTCCAGCACCACCTCGACGGCGAGATGGTCGAAGAGGTCAAGGTCGACAAGGACGGCACCGTCGACGAGACCGCCGAGGCCAAGAAGAATGCTGCGGCCGCCAAGAAGGCTGCCGAGTCGAGCGGCGGCTGAGAAGTCGCCATCCCAGCCCGGACGGGTCTGACCCCGGCCCAGACCCGTCCGGGCGCTTCACCTAGGAGGTGAGCACATGCCGATCGACTATGCGACCGACGTCGGTCAGGTGCGCCTCCTGATCAACGACACCTTCACCGAGCAGGTCTTCTCGGATGAGGAGATCGAGACCTTCCTGTTCCTGGAGGGCGACTCGGTCAAGCTGGCCGCTGCCCAGGCCCTGGAGACGATCGCCACCGACGAGGCGCTCACCTCCAAGGTCATCCGCTCCCAGGACCTGAACACCAACGGTCCCGAGGTGGCCGCCGAGCTGCGGGCGCGCGCCAAGATCCTGCGCAGCCAGGCAGGCGGGGCCACCGCGTCGGCTCTCGCCCCCCGGGGCTCGTTCCCCGATGCCCCTGACAACCGGCCGTGGTACTGATGCAGCGGCATCACACCGGATCCGGTCGGGCCCGGGTCATCCCCCACGACTGGTCCGCACACCACCGGCCCGTGCTGGATACCACCCATACCGTCACCGTGACGATCCGGCCACCGGGCGGCACGCTGGGCACTTTCGACCCCGTTCTCGGCACCCGGCCGGTCACGCCGTACCCGGTGTACTACACCGGCCTGGCGAGGGTCCAGCTCATGGTCCGGGCCCAGGACCAGATCCGCAACGCGGGCGAGCAGCAGGTCTCCACCATCGGCTACCAGGTCACCCTCGACTCCGAGGTGACGGGCATCGAGATCGGCTACCTGGTCAGGGTCACCGAGCTCGACGACAACGGCGACGTCTCCCTGATCGGCCGTGACCTGACCGTCGAGGCCATCGAGCGCGGCTCCCTGTACTGGGAGCGCCGCCTGCTCTGCTCCGACGACCTCGAAGTGCAGGAGACCTGATGGGCTTCGACATGAGCGAGGTTCACAGGCTGGCTTCTGACCTGGACCGCGCGCCTATCGTGGTGAACCTGAGGAACGGCCAGACCTTGAGAAGGTCGGCGAGACAGGTCTACAACGACGCCCGGAGGTTCGCCCCGGTTCAGACCGGTGCGCTCAAGAGTGAGATCGAGCTGGTCTACTACAGCGACAAGCACGCGCAGGTCATCTCCAGGATCCGGTACGCCAGCTATGTCGAGTACGGTACCTCCGACACCGCACCCCAGCCCTACATGCGGCCTGCTGCTGATCGGGTCATCAACCCGCTGGCCGATGGCGCTGGCGATGACGGGGAGCGCATCCTGTGACCGCGACCCTGACCGTCTACAACTCGGTGTGGGCCAAGTTCGACGCCATCACCGGGATCTACAGCTACGACGCCGTGGTACCCAACAACCCGCCCGTCGACGGGGACGGCACCTCCCGGGCCTACGCCGTGCTCTACATGTCGCCTGGCCTGCGCTACGCCTCGGCCCTCAACGGTGTCCAGGGAGCCCTCCTGGACAGCTTCCAGGTCACCTGCGTCGGCGGTCGTTCGGACACGCTGTGGTTCTGCGTCGACAAGGTCCGCACCGGGATGCCGGGCCCCGTGACCATCGACGGCAAGGCCTACCAGATCCGGATCCGCGAGGAAGATCCCGGTCCGGCCAGACGAGATGACGACAAGGTCCCCCCACGGCACTGGGTGCCCCTAGAGTTTCAGTTGATGGTCCCATGATCCACACCACGAAAGGAGCCACACCGTGGCCTTGCTCACCATGCAGCAGATCACGTCGAACCTGACCCCGTCCTATGGCGCGGTGGCAGCCTCCGACACGATCGCCAACGTCGACGACCGGATGTTCCTGCACGTCAAGAACGTCTCCGGCACGAACGACAGCGTCGTGATCGTGATCCCTGGTAACGACCAGTTCGGATCGGCGATCCCCGACCCCTCGTACACCGTGCCGCTGACCACCGGCGACAAGATGATCATGCTCACCCCGGCGATGGCGGACCCCGCCACCGGCCTCATCACCGTCACCCACTCGCAGACCACCTCGGTGACCTGCGCCCTGTTGAGGCGGTGACCGATGTACTACAACGCCGCAGGCACCCACATCCTCACCGTCTCGCCCACCGGCGACCGGTGGGACTGCCCGCCCGACTACCTCCCGGTGGCCCTGCTCAAGGGCTTCAAGCTGGCCGAGCCGGACGACGCCCCCGACCTGACCGGGTTGCAGGACCAGGAGCCGGAGCAGACCGGGTTCAACCCGGCCGACCACACTGTCGCCGAGGTCAACGAGCACCTCGCGCTGCACGCAGAGAGCTCCCCGGGCGAGGTGGTTCGAGTCATCGAGCTCGAACGTGCCGGGAAGAACCGCACGTCCATCGCCGTCCCCGACGGCTTCACGCCTGAGGAGGCATAGATCGTGGCTGACATCATCGTTGACGGCATGACCCGGGTCGCCTACGTCCCGACCATTGCCAACATCGCCGCACCGACCACCGCCGAGCTGAACGCCGGAACCCTGCTCCAGTCCACGCTGATCCCGGCCGGGCTGGAGGGCTTCGAGAACACCACTGCCGAGGTGGACAACACCTCGCTGGCTTCCATCTTCGACACCAAGCTGCCCGGTCGCCAGTCGTTCTCCGGGACGGGCCTGGTGCTGAAGAAGCAGGACGGCACGGACACCGTGTTCAACCTGCTCTCGGTGCCCAACACCAACGGCTACATCGTCATCCGTGACGGCATCACCGAGTCCACCGCGTGGGCCACCTCCGACAAGGTCGAGGTCCACCCGATTCGCACCGCCGCTCACGCGATGCTCGGTCGCGGCGAGTCCAACAGCCTGCTGCGTTACCGGGTGCCGACCCCGATCACGGCGAAGCCCAACCTCAAGGCCGTCGTCGCCTGATCCGTTCCACCCCTCGCAGCATGGCGCTGCGGGGTTCGAGCGCCAAGGAGGCGCTGTATGTACTACGTCTATCGCACGACCACCGACAAGCTCTCCGACGCGTTGACCAGCATCGGGGAGGCCGGGGACGTCATCGTCCAACCCACCTGGATGGGCGGACGGGACTGGCTCATCATCTGCCGTAAGGCAAGCGCGGAAGTGGACTACGCCGCTCCCGGTGTGCCCCGTCAGTTCGACAGCGAGGTGCCCTGCTGATGGGCGTTCTCGACAAGATGGCGGCCACCACGGCTTCCCGGCGCACCGTCGACCTGATCATGGACGAGGCGCTGGACGCCGAGTGGCGCGGCTACCAGAAGGAGCTGGCCGCGACTGCGGACCGGATCCTCGAAGGAACCTCACTGGCCGAACCGGTGAACAAGACCACAGTCAACAAGATGGAGAAGATCCGGAAGCAGGTCGAGGCCTCTACTGTCACCTTCGCGTTCGAGAAGCTGGACTGGCGGGTCCGGGTCCGGATCCAGGGCGAGCACCCGGCCCGTCCGGGCAACCTCATGGACGAGCGGCGCGGGTACAACATCGAGACCTACACCCCGGCCCTCATCCGGGCCACCTGCGTCAGCGTCACCGACGCCGAGGGGGACACGGCCACCGAGATCCCCGATGAGCTGTGGGACAAGCTCCTCGGTACCGACGACATCAAGGCCCAGCTCGGCTTCGCTCAGGTGGACCAGCTCTACCAGGCCGCGACCCTGGTCAACGACAGGGCCACTGAAGTCCCTCCCTCAGCTCTCTTCTTGCTAGGGAGCCCGGGCTCCGGAGAGAGCTTGGCACAGCCCGGAGCTGGACCGGACTCTCCCCCAAGCGGTGGCAAGGGTGGGAACCGACGTACGTCACGACGTACGAGTACGACGAAGCCGGAAGGCTCGTCCGCAGCGTGACCACGATGGCAGAGCCCGAGTGGGACGAGGAGACCAGGAACCTGGCGCTCGGTCTCGACGGCGTCGACCTCTGCCCGCTATGTGGCCTGCCCTCCTACCTCTGTCAGGACCCCGAGCTCCAGTTCAAGTGGAGGGTCCCCCAGCCGACACGTTGTCACGTCACTACTGCGAAGTTGGCTGCACAGGCGAGTGTGAGCGAGGAGACTAACCCTCAGAGTGCTGCCCTGCTGTGGGGCATCGAGCTGGGAGGGTCTCGTGGCTGACCGCGACGTCACCGTCGATCTCAACCTCGACAACAAGGGCTACATCGCCGGGTTGCTGGAGTCGGCGGCAGCCACCAGGGCTTTCGGCGACACCGCAGGCGGGTCCTCCCGTCAGGTCGACCGGCTGTCCGGCCGACTGCGGATCTACCGTGACCTCGCGCTGTCCATCGGTCCAGCCTTGGTTCCGATCGGGGCCATTGGTGTCCCGGCCATCATGGGTTTGGCCTCGGCCACCGGGTTCGCGGCCGTCGGGGCAGGGACGGCGCTGCTGGCCTTCGAGGGCTTCGGTGATGCGCTGAAGAAGATGAACGCGGCCGCCGTCGACCCGACCGCAGCCAAGATCAAGAACGCGCGAATCGCCATGGACCACATCGGCGTCAGTGCTGCCACGTTCGTCATCCAGATCCGGGAGATGATTCCGGCGCTGAAGTCGCTGCGGGACGCTGCCGCTGACGAGCTGTTCCCTCACCTGTCCGACAGCCTCGACGACGTCGAGACGATCCTTCCCAAGCTGGAGAAGATCGTCTCGGCCGTTGCCGATGCGGTAGGACAAGGGGCCGAGGACACCGCCGCGTCCTTCGCCAGCGACCGGTGGTCCGACTTTTTCACCTTCATCGAGACCGAGGCCCCGCCTGCCATCACCTCGCTGACTGCCACCGTCGGTGACCTGACCCACGGTCTTGCTGAGCTGTGGATGGCCTTCGACCCACTGAACGATGACACTCTCAACTGGATGGCCAACGCCGCCGACAACTTCGACAGGTGGGCCCAAGGACTCAGCCAGACCAAGGACTTCCAGGAGTTCACCGACTACATCGAAGCCCAGGGCCCCCAGGTCGGGGAGACCCTCAGTGCCATCGCCAACGCCCTCCTCCAGATCGTCGAGGCCACCGCGCCCATCGGCGGTCCGGTGCTCCAGATCCTGGAGACCTTCGCCAAGATCATCTCCACCATCGCTGACAGTGACATCGGAACTCCGCTGATCGCCGCGATCGCTGCGATGGCAGCGTTGACTCGTGGTCAGCAGTTGTTCACCGTCGCCCGGGACTCGGCCTTCGGCAAACGGGCTATCAGTGGGTTGGCCTTCTACGGCAACGCTCTGAGCACCGTGAACACCGCCCAGAACCGGGCCACCATGTCGGTCAAGGAGTTCGCCGCCGCTCAGCAGGCGCACCGGGTGAACTTGCTCAAGGGTGCTGCGGGCATCGCTGCGCTGGGGCTGGTGGTCTCCGGCTACGCCGAGAAGGCGGGTTACGGGACCGCAGCCACCTTGGGTCTGACTGGTGCCATGATCGGTGGGGCCGGTGGTGCGATAGCCGGTGGCCTGCTCGGCGCAGGTCTCGACATCAAGGGGTCGCTCGACAACGCTGCGGACAGCGTCAAACGTTGGCACGAGGAGGTTGCAGCGGCTTCCAAGTCCGGTGACATTGAGTCGCTCCGGAAGACACTGGAAGACTCCCGGACGGCCCTCGACGACTTCAGCTCCGACCTGGAGAACAACACTTTCACCTCCCAGTTCTTCCGGTTCTTCGACCCGCAGGACCTGGCGCAGGACATCTCCGAGCTCGATGGCGGGTCGACCGTTCTGAGCCGGTATGCGGACGCCGCTGCGGAAGCCCAGGCGGCCACCTACGGGCTCTCTGGTGCCCTGATAGAGATCGGCCGCACCGCAGGAGACTTCGGGGCAGTCACTGACGAGTGGCTGGTCAAGACGCTCACCCGAGCCCGTCCGGCTATGACCGCACTGGGGATCAGCACCAACGACCTGATCGCGGCGTGGAACGCTGGTGATGGGTCCCTCAGTGTCTTCGCCAACCAGATCAACGACTGGAACGCAGCAGCGGACACGTCCACGGGTCGGGCCAAGGCGGTCGCTGAAGCCATCGCTGCGCTGGGTGACGAGACCGACAGCACTGCCACCAAGGCGGACAACCTGAAGACCGCCCTTGATGCGCTGTTCGACCCGGCGTCGGCCAAGTCTGCTGCTTGGGACCAGTGGCTCTCCGACCTGCGGGACATCAACGACAACCTGTCGGAGCACGGTCGAGCGCTGAAGGGGGACTCGAAGGCGGCCACGGAGAACCGTGAGGTGATCCGGGGATACGTCTCTGACCTCAAGGACGTGATCGAGACCCAGGCTGCTGCGGGGGTGAAGGGTCCCAGGCTCACCGAGATCTTTAAGAACCAGGCTGCCGCGCTTGTGGACTTCGCGGTGAAGGCCAAGCTGAACAAGAAGGAGCTGGAGGACTACCTAGCCACTCTGGAGCTGACCCCGGAGAACATCAAGACGATCATCGGTCTCTACGGGGCCGAGAAGGCTAAGAAGGATGCTGAGGACGTCAAGAAGGGTGTCGAGAACATCCCTGAGAAGAAGTCCACCGACCTCATGGTCGACAACAAGCAGGCCATGAACGCGATCCACGCTACGCAAGCCTCTCTCAATGCGATGCACGACAAGGTCATCCATATCCAGATCCAGCAACAGCAGGTCAAGCTCGGCGGTGGAGGCCAGTCCCCTCAGAAGGGCGACCCGGGTTACACCCCTCGCGCCATCATGGGCCGAACGACCCCGGGCAGCTTCTACTTCGGCCGTGGGTTCGGGCCGTCTCAACCGCTTCCTGGCGACCCGGGTGGCGGTCCGGTGTACGTCCCCGGTGGCGGTCTCAACAACCCCCTCCCTCACGGGGGTCCACAGTTCGACTGGCAGAAGGAGCAGCAGCAGGCCATCCGTGAGGCCTTCCGCAACCTGGCGCTGTCCCTCGCTGACGGTGCGCAGGCCATTCGCCAAGAGCTCAAGGATCTGAAGCAGGACCTCAAGGACGTCGGCGGTGTCTGGAACGACGCCATGCGCGACACGGCGAAGAAGATCGTCGAGCTGGCCAAGCAGTACGACGCCCAGGCCAAGCTTCTGGAGCAGCAGGAGCAGGTGCTCGACGATCTCAACAGCACTCTTGACGACATGGCGCAGAAGATGCAGTCGTTCATCGACCAGGTCTCGGGGAACTTCCTCAACGACCCGTTCGGGAACGGGTTGTCAGGGTTCTTCTCCACCACCGGTCAGGACGCCGCCAACGCCACCATGTTCGCCCAGGTGCTCAAGCAGCTCTCCGCGATGGGTCTCGACGGGCCCGCCTACGAAGCACTTGCCGCGTCCGGCGATCTGGTCACCGCTTCCCAACTGTTGGCTTCTGGCACGGCCGGGGTCAACGCCTTCGAGGCAGCGTGGGAGGGTCGCGCGATGGCTGCTGGTCAACTCGGCAACCAGGCTGCGACGGACTCGGGCATGGTCGGGGCCGTTCGTGCCCAAGCTCTGGCGGTCAGCGAGCAGACCAAGGTGATCGAGGCGACCAAGGCGTCGATGGACCTGATGAACTCCCAGCTCAACGACCTCCGTCGAGAGCTCAGGAATGAGACGGGGCAGCGGATGGCCGGGTACAACGGTGAGGCGATCGGCAAGGTCCTCAACGGGGTCGCAGCGAACGCCTGGAGGAAGTCCACCCCATGACCGACGGACTGCACCAGCTCTGGCTCGACGACATCGACCTGGTCAACGCTGACCCGACTCTGCCCTACCAGATCGAGGCCATCCGTGGCTTCGACCCGGGCAACCCGGTCTCCGCACAGACCGCAGTGCGGTCGCTGCTGCGGGACGGGTCGCTGGTCACCCCGGATCCCGACGACAACCGGTCGCCGGTGATCCCGGTGCGCGTCACGGGAGCCGACTCGCTGTCGCTGGCGCAGGGTGAGGCTGCGTTGATGGCCAAGGTCGGTCGGCGCATCAACGTCACGTGGGTGCCCCCGGACGGCTGGGCCCCACCGTCGGTGTTCAAGATCCTCAACTCCTCGCTGGAGCTGGTCTTCGACGACCTTGACGAGCTGCTGTGCCGTCGGGTCTACAAGCTGAGCCTGACTGCCCTGCCCTACACCGAGTCCGAGACGGAGACGGTCACCCCCGCTCAACCTGCGGTGTCCTACACCGTCATCGACAACGGCTCGGCTACGACGAACTGGACCACGTCGACGAGTGTCCTCGGCGCGACGGTGACCGGGCCCACCGTGGTGGGCGGCAAGGTCACCTCGACGGTCTCGGCGACCTCTGGCGGGTACTGGATCGCGTACTTGACCCGCACGGCCAGCGTGAACCTGTCGGCTTACCGCTATTTGGTCATCGACGTGACGTCGACGGTCCCCCTTTTCGACAAGCAGGCCTGGATCAACGGGAACCCAGGTATCGGTGGGGGCCTTCACTCCGGCACGCCGCTGAGCCTTGCCATGGTCGTTGATCTGGGCGGTGGGGTCAGCCGCTACTTCTTCACACTCCCCGCAGGGACAGGAACGGTCACCGAATTCACTTTCGGTGGGTACGCCAAGTGGGCCGTTGCAGACACTCTGGCTATCGACCAGGTCCAGGGAACAGACGCCCTCCCCACGTCGGGTACCACTCGTCAGCAGACCTTCTCCATGGTTCCCGGGGGTTCGGTCAGGACCCAAGGAACGGTCGCCGTGAGCTCGGCAGCGTCCAACCTCGGGAACACGTTGGTCTTCAGCTATCCGTCCGGCTTCGGGTGGACCCCTCCGTTGCGACCGTGGCTGACCTCCTCGACCACGGTGACAGGCGACGGCACTTTGGTCTCGGGAGCCCGACACGCCATCGCCACTGCCTGTGCCTACACCATTCCGTCGGCGATCCTCCCGCCAGGGTCCTACACGATCATGGCCCGACTCCGGTCCGGCACCACCGCGACGACCCGGATCAACTTCGCTGCCTACACCCAGGTCAGCGGCTCCAACGTCGACGGTGGCGCACAGGGTGGGTACGCCGACATCCCGTTCACGGCCAGCGTCTGGCAGGTGGTGACCCTGGGTCGGCTGATCCTGCCCGTCGCCAAGGTGGGTCCAGCGGGGAGCGTCGTCATCGTCACCCAGCGCGATGCCGGGTCGGCTGCCACGATCGACCAGGACGAAGTGTGGTTGTTCCACGAGTCGGGCGACCTCACCTTGGTCAACTGCGGCGTCACTCCAGGCACCCCAGCGGTCCCCGCGAAGCGGCTGTGGATCGACGCTCCTACCTTGGACAACCCCCAGGGCAGCGTGTTCGTAGGGACGGCGGCTAACCGATCGGACTCGTTCAACCCCGGCTCCTACGCCATCGCCCGTGCCCCGTACGGCCACAACCTCCAGCCTGCGGGCATGAACTTCTTCGTCATGACCGAGAACGCTACTGACGCCGTGGTGACGTCGTCGCACTATAAGCGCTGGCACACCCACGCGGCCGAGTGATGGCTATCCACCCGAAGGTCTCCGGTACCCGGCTCGCGGACATCTGCGCTTTCGGCGACCTCCAGTGGTCGACGTCGTGGATCGGTGGTCTCGACACCTTCTCCTGGTCTATCCGGCCGGGGCAGTACCAGATGCTCCGTCGTGGCGCTCAGGTCATCCTCGACGACAACGGTCTCAGCATCGGACGCGGCACCATCAGCGAGGTTAGCCGCGACGAAGTTCACGGCGAGGGGCTTTGGCGAATGGCCGCTGGCGTCCCAGCCCTCGACGGATCCAGTAACCCCACCACTGTCCCGAACACTGCCATCGACCAGGCTCTTGCTCGCGGTGACCTTCCCGGATGGATCGCCCGGATCACGTTCAACAGGCCGTCCGCACTCGCCACCACTGCACCGACCGAGACACTGACCCTCGCGGAGCTCCTGCAACGTGATGCCGACTCTGTCTCGTTCGTTCCATGGATCTCGTCCTCCGGCGAGATCTCCCACCGTGCCATCCCCACGACGCCTCTCTACCAGACCACCCTACCGGACGGGCAGCTCACCACGGCCTCGGATGACTACGTCACCCACCTGATCGCCACCTACTTCACGACCAGCTTCGTCAACGCGACCCGCACCTATCCGTCGACCGCTACCACTGCGGAGTCCGACCAGTGGGGGAAGGTGACCAAGACCGTCGACCTCCGTTCGCTCGGGGTCATCACCACCGGCACTGTCGACGCGATCCTGGCCGGGATGCTCGCCAAGGGCATGGCTCGGCCGACGTGGGCGGGCACTCTTGACGTGACCGCTGCCGAGCTGACGACCCTGGGTGGATCCCCGTCCTACCTCCCGGCGATCTCCGCAGGTGACGGGATCAGGCTGAACGGGGTGTACAACGACTCCCGGGTGCTCGGCGGCTACACGTCGACCGACATCACGGCAGGCCGGGTCGAGTACACGGACGGTGCCGCCACAGCCCGCATCACTCCCGTAGGGTTCACCCCCAGAGACTTCGAGGCTATCTGGGCGAAGACAATCTCTGCCGGGGTATAGGCCATAACCCCCCGAGTTCCTCTACGCTTGAGTCACATTCAGGCAAATCGTGAGTAAAACGGGGGTGTGACTTGGATCTCGGGAACCTCGTCTCCACCGCCGCCATCATCCTCACCCTGGCTTCGGCGGCGGGGCTCGGGCTGATGCGAAGCCATGTGACAGGCCTGCGTGAGACCACCACGGACCTCCGGGGCCGGGTGACCGACCTGGAGGGGGAACGGATCTCTCTCCGTGAGAGCAACGCCAAGCTGATCGCCAAGGTCGCGGCCGTCGAAGCGGAGAACAAGATGCTGACCACCCGGCTCACCGGCAAGGTCGAGTGGCTGGCGCTCACCGACCAGTTGGAGGAGCACCACCGGCAGGCGCTCGTCTGGTGGAAGGAGACCAGCCAGATGATGGCGGATATCCTCAAGGTGATGAGGGAGCTGAGATCCGGATGATGATCACCAACAAGGCTCTCGGTCAGCGGGTCGCGTGGTCCATCATCTTCGTCTGCGCCGCCGCGTTCCTCCTGGGTCTGGTCACGATCCTGCTGCTGATCCGGAGCACCCAGCTCGACAACCGAGCCTCTACTCAGTCCACCAGGCAGACTGCCAACCGGATCGAGGACTGCACCCAGCCGGGCGGGGAGTGCTTCGAGGAGTCCCAGAAGCGGACCGGGGCGGTGGTCCAGAAGATCATCGACGAACTGACTACCACCCGGCACGTCGCCGTCCTCGCGGCGGCCTGCGCGACGGACCCGGCGATGCGCCCCCTGACCAGGATCGAACGGATCGACGCCATCGACCAGTGCGTGCAGGTCGCACTGAGAGGAGAGAAGAAGCCATGATGCCAGTCGACGGGGGACCGGTGTGTGCTGCACCGGAGTGGCTGCCGGTGGTGGATGCGGCTTTCAAGAAAGGGGGCACCGACGCGGCGGCCTACCTGAAGCGCTACGCCTGCGCCCGGTGCCCGGTGTTCGCCGAGTGCCTCTTCGAGGCGCTGCAAGGCCCGGAGCACGGACCCTGGGGAGGCACCACGGCCAAGGAGCGGACCTCCAAGGGTGGCCGGTCGGCGTCACGGTGCATTAACCTCGCAGACGTCCGCAAAGGCAAGGGCCCGAGGTTCCAGGAGGTGTCCGGTGACCGAGCCTCCTGACATCCTCCTCGAAGGCCCACCGCTGGAGCGGATCACGCTCACCTTCGGCGGCCGGACCTCGGACGCCACCCGTCGCGGCTTCGCCCACCTGTGGGAGTTCGAGCGACAGGCCAAGCTCCGGTGGCCGGGCAGCACGTTCCGGATCATCCAGCCAGCTTTCAACACCGGGGTCCCCCAGTCGGCGGGCACCCATGACAGGGCGGACGTGTGGGACTGGGAGCTGCTCAATGTCGACAACTGGTACGCCGAGTCCTCGCTCGCGCGAGACTGTGGGCTGGCCGACTGGGTCCGTGACCCCACCCAGGGCGACTTCGGCTGGCACCACCACGCCATCTCTCCAGGGCTCCCCCCGGACATGTACGGCGTCCTGGTCCCGGCCCAGCTCGACGACTACCGCCGTCACGCGCTCGGGCTGAAGGGAAAGCACGACTCCGGATCCGACCCACAATGCTTCGCCAACGGTAAACTCACTCACGAGCTCACGATGGGGTTCAACTACGAGGGCTGGAAGGCGAGGTACACGGTGCTGAACGCAGAGGACAAGGCGTGGATCCTCGACGCTCTCGACCGCAAGATCGCTGCCGCCCTCGGACCGATCGGCAACGCGGTCATGCAGGAGACCGTCGACACCAAGCCGAACGGTGACAAGGTCAACGCCCGGACCGCTCTGAGGCAGAGCTACCGCGACCACGCGGCGGACTAGATGGTGCGGCGTGAGCGCTGGCTGAGGAAGCGCGAGAGCCTCGGGATGAAGAGGCCCCTCCCGCTGGTCACGATGACCGTCAACTGCATGTCCATCTCGACCAGACACAAGCACGCCGCGCAGATCCTCCGCAACGCCGCCGCCTGGCACACCGAAGACGGCAAACCCGTCGACGTCATCATGGCCTCGGAGTGCGACGACTTCGACGGCCACCACGTCCTCGGCATCGACTGGATCGTCCTGCACGATGTCGACAACGGCGACAAGGACGGCTGTCTGCTGGCGGTCCGGGCCACCCGTGGACGGCTGCTCAACCCCCATTACCGCTTCGGCGCGCGAGCCCTGTTCGGGGCGATGGCCGACCGGTGGATCGCGGTCTCCAAGATCGAGGTCGACCACGGGACCCCGCACCGCTGGGTGCCCAAGGCGGATGCCTGCCACGCCCCACCGAAGCGTGGCTGGCTCCGGTGGCCCGCCTACATGACCCGGGTCGGCAAGACCAAGTTCGACCTCGCCGGGGGCGACTGGAACAAGCTCGGCCGCGCTGTGCTGCCTGCGCTCGGTCGCCAGGTGCGGATGGTCCACATCCTCGGCCTGGCAACTCGTCGGTGGATTCCCACCGGTCCTGCGGTTTCCGTCGAGGTGGGCGGGGATCATAAAGCTGTGGCCGTTGTGCTCTGGCCCAACCACAAGGAGAACTGAATGAACA